AAGATTTTTTGGAATGGTGAGAGCAACTCAAAAAGGTGAAATGGAAAATCCATCACCTGAGGTTGCTAAAGCTGCATCCAGTATGAAGTTAAAAGATGTAAAGGATTTTGCAAAAACAAAGCACAAAGATTTACCAGAAAAGAAGAAAGAATCAATGAAAGAAGCAAAGGATGCACCAGGAAAAGGTAGTGGTAAGAAAGACGCTTGCTACCATAAAGTCAAGTCTCGTTATTCTGTCTGGCCCTCCGCTTACGCTTCAGGTGCTCTGGTGAAATGTCGTAAGGCTGGCGCTGCTAATTGGGGCAATAATACAAAAGAAGAAACAGAGATTGGTGAGGCATGTTGGAAAGGTTATGAAAAGAAAGGCATGAAGACTATGTTTGGAAAGAGATATCCAAACTGTGTTAAGAAAACTAAGAAAGAAGATGTAAATCTCAGTGATAATATTAAGTTACACGTAGAAGGTATGGGAAATGTTCGTTATTGCCCTCAGTGTAAAAAGAATGAGACTAGAGAAGAGTGTTCATATGGACCAAAAAACTGGGATATGAATTCAAGTCCTGTTGCTCTTGGATCAAATACATTTGATATTGCTTCTGTTACTCCATCAAATGAAGAGTATGTTGAAGAAAAATATGAAAGAATTCAAAAAATGGGAAGAACTTATACAATGTTCTTTACCTTTAGAGGTCAGTATAAGTCACTTCAATTTTTCTTTCCAACATCAAAGAGACCTTCTAGAGAAGATGTATTAATTCAACTCAGAAAAATTTATCCTGAAGCTGTATTGGTAAATTTCTTTGAAAGAGATCGTATTGAAAGTGAACCGCTTGTAACTGTAGAAGGTGTTAAAAGTTTTGGAAATTTCATGATAGAAGGTGCAGCATGGACTAAAAAGTCTGGTAAGAATAAAGAAGGTGGTCTCAATGAAAAAGGACGTAAGTCTTATGAAAAAGAGAACCCTGGTTCTGATCTGAAAGCACCTTCTAAGGAAGTAGGTAACAAGAGAAGAGCATCATTCTGTGCAAGGATGAAAGGAATGCGTAAGAGACAAAAACCTTCCAATAACACAGGCGATGATCGTCTGTCAAAATCACTAAGAGCCTGGAATTGCTGATGAAAAACTTTAAACAATTCATGTCAGAGTCAGTCAATATCTCTGGCGACTTCAACGGAAACCTATACATCAACTCTCAAGATCAACAATCTCAAGAGGAAGTTGGTGAGAGTTATGTTGCTGATATAACTTGGCAAAATAACATATATAGAATTGAGATGGTAACAAAGACTGGGTTACCATCAAAGCAAGAATTGGCTGAAAAGCTTCAGAGTGAATATCCTGGTGCAATGGTCCATAACATTTATCCAGTAGAAGAAAAGAATTTTAATATCAAAAATGCAAGGAGATATCATCCAGCAAAATTAGAGTGGGTTGACTGATTATGGCACAGTGGAATAAGACTATTCAAGACTTTTTAAACCAGGAGAGAAGTCTTTTTGAGGTGATGGGTATCGCATCAAGCGATGGTCAATATATATCAACAGACAATAGATTTCCAGTAGACTCAACATTTCCTGACGATGCAGTTATTTCTATAGGAAACACAGTATCCGTTAGTGGAACCGTAGAAATTGCTGATAACTGGGGAAACCAAACAGATTGGAGACCTCAGTTTACTAATAGCAATAGATTAAAGGTTTCTCCATATCAAACAGTCTTCTTCAATACCTTTCAGTACGGCAAAGAAACTGATGTATGGGATGAAAGATTAGTCGGAGTCGGTGCAACTGCTACCTTTAATGCATCATCCAGTAATGTAGTAATGGAGGTTGGTTCTGCTGCTGGTAGTAGTGTAGTTCGTCAGACCAAGAATGTAATGAGATACATTCCTGGTAGATCAACTACTCTTACATTTTCAATTCGTCTTGATACTCCGCAAGTTGGTATTCGTAGAAGGTTTGGATTGTTTGACGAGAATAATGGAACTTATTTTGAGGATGATGGTGGAACTTATTCTTATGTAATTCGTAGTAATACGACAGGTATTGTTAGTGAAAGAAGAGTATACAGAGACGATTGGAACGGTGAGAAGTTTGATGGTAATGGATATACTGGTGTAACTGCTGATCCAACAAAACAGCAGTTGATTTCCATCAACTATGAGTGGTATGGTTCTGGTCTTGTAGAGTTTGCATGGTTAATGAAGAACGAGACTATTGCGTCTCATACATTTGAGAACTCAAATACTTTCGATACTGTTTGGTGTTCTACTCCATTCCTTCCAATTCGTATTGAGATTGAGAATGTAACTGGTGTTGCTGGAACTCATTATCTCTATCAGGGTTCTAATTCTCTGATTCAAGAAGGTGAACCAGAGAAACTTGGTATTCTTGAAAGTATTTCTAATCCAATTACTGGTACTACGATGTCAGAGAAAGCACGCTCTTCGTTTAGGAAACGCTCTTGGTTCTCAAGTAGTTGGGCTGTTACAGCTCTACGGTGGTTGTCCTTAATAGGATCACTACCTTCGTAGTCTAGGAGAGGTGCCCACTTCTCCATTAATTGGGGATTGTTATACATTTTGGGAGTTTTTTGTTTAAGGTTTTACAATAAATGATCTATGTTAACGATCACTTAATTCTGGAGAGAGTTTCTAAGTAACGAGACATTGAACCAGAAAAATCTGGACCACTGCCTACACCCTCAGAAAGAGTTTCTGAAGTGTCGGCTACGACAGATTCTGATGGAAAATATGACTCTCTTAGAGTCGTTAACTTATCACGGTAAGATTCTTCACCCTCAAACTCAACACCTTCTGCTAGAGAAGCGAGTTTCTCCTTCTGAGTTAGAGCAAGACCTTCAGAAACTGTTGCGAAGATTCCTTCAGCAGTAGATTCTCCAAGTCTGCGATTCAGATGGATATTTCTCTCGATTTGCTCGTTGAGCTTGGTCTCCATGTCATCAAGTTTTTCTACCATATTCTCAACAACATCATATTTATCTTCAGGGATTGATACATAATGATCTTCAAAAAGACTCTTCATTCCTTCAAGGAATGATTCGGTCATCTCAGTCTTCAGACCATGTTCGATCTGAAGTGAATTTTCTTCGATCCACTCTTGAGAAACATACTCAAGATAGGAATCGACTCTTTCAACTAGTTCAGACTTCATGCCTTCTAGTTGTTCTGCAAGAGCTGCTTGTGATTGCTCTTCGACTTGTGCTTTGACTTGCTCGACACGCATGTGTAGGGCAGCTTCAAACACAGTTTTTGCTTTTTCTTGGAACTCTTCGGAGAGTTCTTCACCAGCGAATAGAGCGGCAACATCTTCTTCGACGTTGACCTCTTCGATGGTATTCTCTACTGCTTCGACTTCTTCTTTTTTAGTTGCGCCTTTACCTTGAGGTGCAGGAGCTACATTGATAGAAGCAGCAGGGTCTTTTAGTTTGGCGGAATCGTCGTCGGGACGATAGTTCTCTGGGGTAGGACCACCGAGATCTTCGATTTGAGCTCCACCAGCAACCATTGGTGCTGGAGCAGCTGCGCCTTTGCTCACGACGTTATCCATTTCTTGTAAATTAGCGGACATTTAAACTCTCCGAAAGTAGATCTATATTGGTAAGTTGACTATACTTATTTATAAATTATAAACTTGATAGAAAATTTTGAAATAGATTAATTTTATTTTCTTCCAATTTTTTCTGATCAACCAAAGTGTTAATTTGCTTATATGTTTTTTCTGCAAGTTTTTCGCGGAGAATTCCTCCATCCCAAACCCAATCTCTACCTTCCATAATACCGTCAACAAAAGCATCAGGTGCGGAAGGATCTGCTACAATATCAGCAGCAGTTGCTAAAGCAAAGTCATCATTAACCAAACTATATCCTTCTTTAGTGGGAGAAAGAGTTCCAATTCCTCTAGAAGAAACTCCAAGTTTAACACCGTCATTTAGAAGAGATTCGGCAATTTTACCCATTGGGGTAGAAAGAATTTTTGCCTTACCTATAAAATTATTTCCTTCTCTTTGAAGAGAAACAATCTTATGGGAAACTCGATCAAGATTGATAGAAGGGCCATCAGGGTGTCCCAATTCTCCAAGAGCTCTGCCTTTAGATACAAAGTTTTCGTTGTATCGTCCCACTTCTCTTTCTAGAAGAGAGCAGTCATACATTCTCTTGTTTCTATTGGGCATATTACCCTGAAGGAAAACTCCTTCAATATACAGATTCTTTTTACCGTTGCGTTGCTCAACGATAATTTCAACCTGTTCGATCTCTTCTCTAATAAGTTTCATTTGTTTATGCGGTGAATCCTACTTTGGTTCCTTTTACATCAGTAGATCCAGCTAGGATCAAATCCTTATGCTTTTTCTCGACATATTCTACAGTTCCAGTTGGCATAGTCATAGAACCAATACCTTGAAAATTTTCATCAAGAATGGTAATTAACTGATCACCTGCATTACTGTTGTAAAGGCGAACAACAGTTGCTGAACTGAAACTAGATGCTGCTCCAACACTAGTTGGGCAATTTGTTTGTGGTCCTAAGACAAGGGATCTTGCCATTATTCTTCTCCAGTTTCTGTTGTTGCATCAAATTCAACTTCTTCTTGATCTTTGCCAAACAATGATGCTGCGGCTAAAGGGCGGAGAGAATCAATTTTTTCTGCGGATTTACCGTAGAGAGCATCTTTAATTTCATCACTAATTTTTGCCGCACTGGCACCACTAGCAATTAAATCGACAATATTGTCCATGAATTATAAAATAAGAACTTAAATCTATTTATATCTCAGCAGCTCGACCATCGGCTTCGGATGCACTAGCATCTGGATTTTCATCCATAGGAATCTCACCCATTCCAGTAGAATCCTGTGGAATTGGATTTCCCATTTCATCTACAGGTGCATTTGGATCAGGCAAAATTCCACTAAGAATTTCTTTTTCAATCTGCTGATCAATTTCAATAATTTCTTCATCGGTTTGATGAAGAACTTTTCTACGAAGATATTCAACAGAATAGTATTTTCCAAGATATGGTTCTGCTAGTTGAGCGGCACTTAATCTACCTTCCAATAATTCTTTTTCCTTAAGTTCGGCAAAATGATTATCGTAGATATAATCAAATTGAATATGCTCTTCAAGTGTTACCCAGTCTTTTGGTGTACAGATATTTTTTAAAAGACATTGGGTCTTCAGCATATCAATAAACATATTACTGAAACGCTTTCTTAAACGTCCAACAAACTTAGAGAACTTGAGTTCATCTCTCAAAATTTCACTGGATCGACCAAGATTAAATCCACCCTCAGCACCAATTCTAGATTCAGGTACACTTAGTGATCTGTATAGTTTCTTTTGGAAATAAGCAACATCACTGAGTTCTCCAAGATTTTGACCACCAGGAAGTGTGGTAATTTCTGTACCACGACCACCCTCTCTACGAGGCAACCAGAAATCTTCAAGCATACTCATATGCTTACGATCATCACGAACTTCTCCAGTCGATGCATCATAAACCAACTTATTGCGATAGCGGTTCATTACATCTTTTAAATATTGT